ATAATACTCCTAGTGTTATTAATAATAAAATTACTAATTCATCTATTATCATAATTCCTAAGAAAATTTTTGTCAATAGGATTTTCATAATGTTCTCCAATAAAACTGGTGGGATGGGAAACAGTTTCAACACAAATGCGTGTTATAATAGTGTTCACTTTGTTGTTTTCGTTTCCCTGTCCCATACCCGAGCATCAGCCCCTATTATTGTCCACCTCGTACATATGCACGAACTAATTCTTCATTGGTAATTGCTTCACCAAATGTGTGAACGATTTTACCATCCTGTAATCTTGTTATGATACCATTGTTATATTGAATATCAGTAACAGAACCTTTTTCAAGATACTTTTTAGATTCTTCTGTCTCATACCACATTGAATCCAGTTTATGTACATGAACACATTTAGGTACTGTTGCCCACTTTTCTGCTTTTAATAAGTCCCTTTGAAATTGAACTCTGTCATCATACTCAGTCATTATAACTCCTAATCCTAGCTGGGATTACTTTATTCCAATTACAATCATCACAAACTCTATCTTCATAATTCTCAAGAACTGGTTGTGGATTGTTTCCAAATCCTGTATAAGACCCTGTGCATAAAGCACAGGGTTGAGGAGAAGAGGACTCTAGTGAGGTCTTACTATAAGTTGAGTCCATCTTCTTCCTCTAAATCGTTATCATCTTGACCTAAGATGTTTTCATCAACCTTTGTGTAAAGGTCAAGGAATGTTGCTTTGGTATCTTCATCGAACCTTGCAAGACATACCTCGATTGACTTCATTTTATTATTGAACATTGAGAATGCTTTTGCAATGTGAACCAACCTTCTAGTTGAAATCACTTCATCAACAGCACCTTCGTAAAAAGACTTTCTGATAACATCTGCCCAGTCGACAAGTTTGTCTGCAAACTCATCATCACTAACTCCAAGAATTGCAAAGTCACCTTTAACAATTTTCTTCTCAGTAGTCACTGGTGGATATTCTTGTTCAAGACAGATTGCAAACCTTTCAAGGAATGCTTCGTTCAAGATGTTAGTTCCTATGAACCTTCCATCCTCAGAACCTTTACCTTTTGTGTTTGCAGTTGCAACCACTGTAAATCCTGGCTCTGGTTTTACAAACTCACCAGTCTTTTTGATTAAGTAACCACCACCTTCTAGGATGGATTGTAGACACATAATCTTGTTAGATGCAAGGTCTACTTCATCAAGAAGAAGAACAGCACCTTTCCTCATTGCTTTAAGGACAGGGCCCTCTTTGAAAACAATGTTACCATTAATTAAAGTATTTGAACCAATCAAATCATCTTCATCAGTTTCAATAGTAATGTTAACTCTGAAAAGTTCCTTCTTAAGTTTGGCACATATTTGTTCAACCATCAAGGTTTTACCATTACCACTTAATCCAGTAATAAAGACTGGAAAGAAAACTCCAGACTTAAGGATTGACTTGAGGTCTTTGAAGTGACCAAAAGGAACATAGTTATCCATGATTGATGGAATAACTGAAATGTTTTCATCGAGAACATTCATACCAACATTTGCAACTGGTACTGGAACTGATTCAACAGTTTGTACATTTGCAACCACTGGTGCAACTGGTTCTGAATAGTTATTAGGAACAACAGATTCAATGGAATAAGTTCCATAACCTGCTTTGAATTGTGGTTTTCTAATCAACCACGATGGAAAAGGAATATTTGCTGTATCACAAATTTTCCTAACTGTGGATTTAGAAAACTCCACTTGATTTGGATATTGTTCTGAACAGGCATCCAAGAACCTGTAATGATTTGCATTTAAATTCATACTAACCTCACTTTTTGAATTATTTTTTACCATATGTGTATTATACCAAAATATGTACCCATCATGCAACCTTCTTAACGAAGTGTTGAAGAATTTTTCTTTGGGACATTTTGTTGTTACCCATTCTCTTCATTGCACCTTTAAGAGCTTGTTTAGTTGCACCCACTTTAACATCTAAAGTGTCATCTTCTGCAACTATACCCATTTTCTTTTTGTTTAGAATGTAGAACTCTTTGTATCCACTTTTTTCAGTAGTTGGAACTGCATATCCACCTTCTCTTCTGAATAACTTGTAACCTTCTGATTTAGTTTCCCAGTTGAAGTAATCACCACCAAACTTGTCAACTGCATGGTCGAACTCTCTGTGCTTGTTAGGGCAGATGAAGAATCCAACAGTATCAACACCAGTAGTTCTTTCAATCCATTTTAGAAGATTGTTAGTACCATTTCTACCACCATTAGAGTTGTACTCGAAAGTAGACTTGGTTCTTCTATCGTGAATCAGATGGTCGTTTCTCCAACCATCGAAACCATTCATTCTGAAACTGTCACCATCAGTTAGAGTCACAAACTGTAACTTGTCGATTGAGTAGTTGTGTTTGAAATCTGCAATGTAGTCTCTCAAGAACATTAGTGACTCATCTAGAGGAGTTCCACCTAATGCATAGTTGTAATCATGAGTATACCCAGATTCAAATCTGTCACCTTGATTACTTCTGTAATAACCACCACCACACATTGATTCAAGTTGTGCATTCATGACAACACAAGCTTCTTTGAAATCTCTTTTGTTCATTTTATCAGAGAACAACTCGATAAGTCTTAGACTATCGTTGAAGTTGAATTTACCTTTTTCATCTTCTCTGTAAATGTCTCTATCAATACCTTCTCTCCATGCATCAGTAAATGCATATACTCTGTGAGGAATACCAACTCTTCTACAGAACATTGTAAGAACTACTGATTGCTCATAAGTCTCTCTGATTGCATCATACATAGACCCAGACCAGTCAACCAACATAATCACACCATGATTTTTTCCATCAGGCACGATAGTTGCTCTTTTAAAGATATCATCTTTAATTAGGTACTGGTGGATTTTTGACATATCCAGTTCACCAGTTTTTGCAGACATTGACTTTTTGTATGCATCTGCAGCTTTTCTCATATCAAATTCTTTTGCCATGTAGTTGATGACATTTTTGTTATGGTCTAAAAACTTCTCAGTATATTCTTTAGAGTTTGCAAGAGTATCAACAGAATGTTCATATTCTTTTCTACCATCTTCCATAGTTCTAGTGATATCTGCAATCATCTTTTTATAAGGAATTGTAATATCAGATGCTTTGTAATCTTTAGAGTTGAACTCCATGTAACATGGTTCTGAATCCCACTCATCTAAGTCTTTATGAAGTTTGTCTTCATTGTTTCTGAAATTTTTATCAGTGATAGATTCTTGTGCTGTATCACTAGTTGGGGCATCACCACTTTGACCACCCTCTTCACCAAACTCACCACCATCTAGGTTTTGTGATTTTTCAGACTCACCTTCACCAACTGAATCAGAATCTTCTGATTCTTCATCACCATCTTCATCAGTAGATTCAGTACCTTTTGCACCATCTTCTGATTCTTCCTCAGACTCATTTTCTGATTCTTGATTACCACCTAGTGTGTTTTCTGATTCACCCTCTTCTTGTTCTCTTTCATCAAAGTCTTGAGGAATGGTATCACCATCACCTTCTTCTGTTTCAACAGTTTGCATTGACTTATCAGTTTGTGGTTCTAAATTTTCTAGTTTAGATAACTCATAAAGATAGTCTGCAACTTTGACTACCTTTTCCCAAGTATCCATTTTAGTGTCTATTTGATTTATGATTTTTTGTTCTTCTGGGCAGAAGTCAATCATGATTTTGTGACCAATCTTGAAGTAAAGATTGATTCTATCAATAAATGCAAGTTTGTTTACATCGTAACCCTTAACTCCAAAGAAGTCTAAGTCATTGTGTAATTCACCATATGCATCATAGAAGATTCTTCTAAGACCAGCATATTTATTTTTGATATGTTTCTCAATTCTTACATCTTCAAGGACATTTAGATATCCTTTGTATTTTGCACCCTTTTCTGAAACTGCATCATGCCACCCATCTGCTGGAGTAATAAGTGCATGACCAACTTCATGACCCATAAACAAGTCATAAAGTTGTGGACTCATATCCTCTTTAAGAATAGGACATACTAACTTCCTTGAATCAACTTCAAAGTATGCAGTAGGTACTTTTTTGTGTTCTATAACTAAATCCTCAGTTGCAAGTAACCTTGCAAGAGAATCCTTCTGTGTTCTTAATTGATTATTTGACCTCATGTATGTATTATATAAAAAAATGTACCTATGTGTCAACAAGTTTATCTCATTGACTGAATTGGCGTTCCCAGTAGGACTCGAACCTACAACCTACAGTTTAGAAGACTGTTGCTCTCTCCTGTTGAGCTATGAGAACTTTGTAGTGTTATCTCCATTTGTTCTAGGGTATTTTACCCCATTCTATCACCGAGTCCTTCAAGTCTGGCCTTACCAGAATTTTATCTAGGTCAATAGGCAGTGACCATAATGTGACTTCGTTTTCACCCAAATCCCACGACCACTACAATCGATTTCTTGGAATCATTTCGAACTATGGGGATATCTGCTGGAGTCTTGTCATTTCACAGATTTTAAACGATATCCTCACTTCGTTCTTTCTCCTCTCAACCTCTAACAACCAACTAAACGAGGAGTTCAATCACACGACAAGATGTATTATATTCTTTTGTGTACCTATGAGTCAATAGTCTTTATATTGAACTCTTTTGCCCACCACTCTCTAATTGGTTCACAATTAACTCCTACATTGACTGTTTCTGGATTTGGATTTCTTATCAAATCTCTCCATCCACCATCTTTGTTAGTACCTTGCGTACCATGAGATTGGAGTTCCATTTCTTCTGCTTGAGTGGTATACCATATTGGTGCTGTCATTCTATCTTCACCAGTTCCATCTACATTTGCTGGTCTTACACCATGAAAGTGTTTCATACTCTGGAAGATAATACATGTTCCTGTTTCTGGTTTAGATTCTTGGCCATCTTCAAAATATGTTTCACCACCTTCAAAGTTGTCATTAAGATACAATATAGATGCATAATCAGTGTAAGGTACTACATTAATTACCTCATCTTCATCTTCTAGGAATTCAAGTGCAGTTCCTTTTCTGGTTTCTATTGGAACTTCGTATAGTGGTTTTGCCATGACATCGATATGCATGTCTTGACCCTTTCCAGATGGCCACCACATAAGTTCTGATTGTTCTGGATATGCTCTTTCACCATAGACTTTCCAGATTTCTGATATGGCTTTGTATTGATACTCTGCCATGATTCTTTTGATTTCGAGATTACGAATATTTACAAATGGTATTCTCCTACCATTGTATTGTTCAGCTGCATCATCGTGAGTAACTAAATTAAAGTTAACTTGATGATACTTTATCAGTTTCCGACATTGCTCTTTCGTTAGGCAATTGGGGATTTTTGCTACGATATTCTCTGGCAACTGATAACATTTGTTCTCTGATTCTTCCATACTGTTTTTCTCTTTTCTGTTTTTTCTTCACTGCTCTTTCATATTTTATTCTAGACATGTGGTCTATAAACAGAATACCATTTAAGTGGTCTAACTCATGTTGAAAACATCTTGCAGTCATTCCACTAAAATCTAATTCTCTAATTTCACCAAGTTCATCTTGCCATCTTGCAACAATTTTTTCTGGTCTTGTAATGTTTGCAAAGATTCCCTCACACCCACCAGTAAGACATCCTTCTTCCATAACAACTGTTTCTTCTGAAAACTGTATAATCTCTGGGTTTACAAAAAACATAGATTGTTCTTTGTTTGCACCCTTCATTACAAATACACGATACTCATATCCTATTTGATTTGCAGCTAATCCCACTCCACCCTCTTCAAACATTCTATCAATCATTTCGTTTTTTAGTTCGATTGGGTCTATTGGTGGATTATCAAAATCAAAGAAAGGCATAGTCTTTCTCATTAATGGGTCACTTTTATGTAGTAGTGTCATTTGTATTCCTAGTTGTTAAAAATTCATTTGTTTCATCATGACCATATGTAGGGTCTTTATAATCATATCCTTCTTTACCTTCTCTGGTCTCTGGTGGTAATCCTAAGTGTGGTCTTTTGTCATACATCTGGTCTTCATATTCTGTACATATTAATAAAAGATGTATTGCATCCTCTTGAGTCACAATATCACCATGACCATGTGTATATAGATTACCATTCCAAACTAATGCATCCCCATGACTAATTGTATAATGGTCTGATGGGAATTGTTCATCACTCCTCATTAAAACAAATGGAAATGGTGGCCCTGTTAATTTTACTGAACAAGTTACATCACTACCTATTCTATCACGATGGAAGTCTAATCCTGTACCAGCTTTGTATTCTCTAATATAAGAAAATGATGGGTATAATGGTTTATCCCATACCTCTTGTATTTTTGGAAGACATGTTGCAAGTAAAGCATCTATTGCAATATCACCATAAGATACAAATTTTGCATCTGGTGATTGACCATCACCCTCTAAATATTTATTTGTGTTTGATGTCTTAGAAACTCTTTTAGATAAATTAATATAGTTTACTAGAAACTCTACCATTTCTGGTTTAAAAAACCTTCTATATGTTTTCCTCTTTCTTCCATCTAATCTCTCATGAAATCTGCTGGGTCTTGTTCATCTGATATAACATGATTATGATTTACATATTGATACCAACCAGTGACAAGATACTTATCTCCACTTAAAGGTGGATTCCCTCTATGTAAATGTGTAAAGTTTGCAGGCCAAATAACAAGGTCTCCTCTTTTAGGTTTAAATCTTACTCCTTGATGTAAGAATTCTAGTTCTCCACCCTCTTCTACATCATTAAGAAATAACCCCCATGCAAGAATTCTCTTAGTTGCCATAGTATCTAATTCACTATGCCACACATGATATCCTTCGCCAGGGCCTGTCTTTTGCATCTTACCTTCAATTGCAAGTGGTCTACCAAAGCCTGGATATCTTGCATTGTATCGTTCAAGGATATTGTTATTTAAATACTTTAAAAACTCATCAAAATCTGAATTCAAGTGTCTTACAGAGTCTTCATACCTAACTACATTTAGTCCACATGATAAATCCATTTTTACAGATGGATGAGCTCCTTCTGCATCTTGTCTAGTTTGAATAATTGGTGGTGTAACTCGACTAACATGTTCCCAAAACTCAAAGAACTGTTCAAGATTTTCTTCTTTAAACCATCCTTTATAGTGTCCTATAAAATCATTAAATTCAACTGTTGGTTCTCTTTGCATAATAACTCCTATTTACTATCCACTATTCTACTAAAGTTCTTTACCTTTTCAAATGTCATAG